CTTCCACGAAGCGGTCTCCCTAGCGTTCTGGAGAAGAAGTTCCTCCCCGAGGGTACTCTCATCTATCCACGAAGCCTGGTCAGACAAGATCTGAACGTTGTGCCCGACAGGGGGCGCAGGCGGCGTGTAGACGGGAGGACCCTCGGGTACCATCCGAAAGAGCTCCGAAAGTCGAAAGGCTAAAGAACCACGAAACCCAAGTTCTAACAGACTCAATCTAGTTGAGCGCAAAGAACCAAGGTGGTGGCGAAAGAAGACAACTCCCGCCCGAAAGCGGTAGCCATTCTTCAGCCCGGAAACGAACTGACGGAACTCACGAGACAAGGAGCCGACGTAAGAAGACGTCCGTAGTCTGCCGAAACGCAAAGTAGGAACCACCCGAAGGTGGACACCTGACCAGCGAATCAAGGTAGAGTTCAAGGAACAGAACTCTGAAGACACGGACGTCTTAGTACGTTCAACTTCCAATCCAAGGGAAGCCACTGTGTCCATCCAAACGGCCGACTCACGCGCAGTCGACTGAAAAAGGATGTCATCTCCATTTATCAGGCAAGGCACCTTCTCAGCTGTTGAAGCTGAGAGCCCGGCGGAACGTAAAGCCCAAAGGAAGGCAAAACGGTTCTGAAGGCAGAGGAGGGGGAAGCTAAGATAGCTACCCATCATCTGACCGACGCGGGGCTCGACACCTTCGGGAGCCAACTTGTGATGAAACAAAGTTGGTCGAAGTATGTCAAGGGCAAACTGACGAACGGAGAAGGGGACACAAGTGGCGTCCTCAAGGATAACAGTCAAGACCGACTCGGCAACCTCGATGGAAAGACCATCGGTAGCTGACTTATAGTCGCCTGAGGTAAGGACTGAAGCCTCAGAAGAACGGAAACCGGCACGACGCAAAGAACCATCTGTCACATCGCCTACAGAGAGCCACCTATTAGAACGTAGGCGGTTGTAGATCGAAGTGTGAAGAGGTTTGAGCACCAGACAGTCAGAGGAAAACTTCGTCAGAGGACGAGGTTTCCCAGCGGACTGTACAACCATAAGATCCGCGGCCGTGGACCAGGCACGGTCAGTCTCGGAAAAGCACTCTTCCAAAAAAGAAGAGTGATCACCAGACCAACCTGCCTGACAGCCGCCATGAGAGCGGATCTGCTCAGTTGTGCCGGAGAGGGAAGGAGAACAGGTGGTAACCTGGCCTTCGTAGTGTTTGAGATCCCAGCCGCGAGGAAAAAGGCGGCGCGTCTCTCTACGAACGAAGGCGAGGTACCCAGACGGAAGAGTTCTCGCAGGACGCGAGAACCCCTTAACAACTCCTTCAAGTAACTCGGCTTCCATGCACTTACAGGAAGCAGGAAGCAACTTTTTTACTGACTGCCAGGCCATCCTATGCTCTTCGAGCTCGGAGGGACAGTCAGCGAGGAGCCCTTTGACCCACTTGGCCAGAGCCATGCAGGTGTCAGTACCGGGGGGGGGGGAGAGATCCTGTGGCGTAGGTCTGTTGAAGACATACGCCCAGTCACAGAGGGCGCGACGGACACATGAGAGTGTCCGGGCCCGGAAAGCGCGACAGGGTCGCGGGGTTCCGTCGTAACAGCGCTTCGAAGCTCCCATAGACAATGGGTGACAGACGAACGTTACACGGGAAAAGGCCTATAG